CTAAGGCCACCAAATGCCTCTGGTGCGCCCTGCCAAGCAGGAGTAACTCCCCACATAGCTGCTATACGTTCCCGAATCTCATTTCTAACGGGCAAATAGTCCATCTCATTAAGAGTATGGAATAATCGCACCATATCAACCCTACCCCTGTTATTTCGGGCTGAAACAGCTATCATAGGGATATAGTTGGGGTCAAGTCTTGTCTGTGCTGCAATCGTTTGACGTTCCCGCCTAAGGCTCTCAGGGTCATCCGTAAATACCATCATCATACTAGCTGGCATCTTACGTTCAAAGAAATACCTATAGAGATTTTTATCCATCCCAATAAGAGTCAGAGCTTTCTCAAAAATAGTAAGAATTGGACTCCAGCCATATGTTTCAGATGGTGAGAATTTAGATAAATGAATGACTTCTCCATCAAATAAGAAAAGGTGTTGATTTCTGTGATAATACTTATACATTACTGCTTGCATTTCCAACTCACACTTCTCATCCTTACATTGCCCAGGTTCCTCCTTCACATCTTCCCTATGAATAGGACACATAAAATGAGCGTTTTTAGGAAGTCCCGCAGCATCCAGGTCAAACTCAATTAAAGCTGGATTTAAACGACGGAGTTCATTAACTTTAGACCTAAGGGAGCCATCATCAAGTTTTTTATATTCTTTAACTAAGTATAAAAAGGCATCATCAATGGAGTTCAAATCAAAATGGAATTGACGTAACACTTCCTCAATACTCTGGTCAAAGATATTACAATCATCCATAAATTTCATAAGTCTTTCTTTTTGCTTAGGGTCAGGGTCTTCCACTAGAGGTACCCATTCGATGCCCCGCCTAAAAACTTCACCTGTTATGTGCCCTATAGGAGAACGAACTTCCTCAATGGAGAAGGCCAGCATCTGTAAGTCCATTACTAGTTGCTGGCGATAGGCCATCTGATGGCGTACCCATGTATTCACTACATGGTCTAACCCAATGGTGGGGGCATGGCCTGTTTCCCCACCACTCGATTTCATGATATCTAGAAAATCAATTTGCTGATTCATATTTATGAGCGTTTGAGCTAATTTAGGTACTTCAGGTAAATAATCCGATAGTTTCATATCTTATTCCTCTGCCAGATTTTCTATATCTGATATAGATACAATCTTAAGAATATTAGTCATAGCTATTTCTTTTAGCATATAGCCTTCTGTACGCCTAGGAACCTTAGTGTCTAGCTTTTTGCCTTGACCATCAAGAAGTATCTTAAGATTAGCTATTTCTTCATCTTTAGCGTTTAATTCTTCGTCTACGTCTCCACCGTCTCCTAGATTAGCGTTCTGTAACACCCCTAATCGAGCAGCTTCCCTGACTAAGGCTATGAAAGCACCTTCTGTAAGTATGGTTACCGCAGCATTGGTATCCTCAACTTCATCCTCTGGCCCCAAATTCATTAACTCTTCATGCCATGTGTTCAATATACGCCAAGTCTTCGTGACTTCATCTTTATGAGCAGTATACTGAACTTCTCTATCTTTTAAAAACATTCCTACCATACAAACCTCCTGCTATGCTTAGTAGACCTAAAGGCCCAAAAATATAATAACCTCTATACCTATTATACTTTAGTATACTAATTTCTTTACGCAATCTTACATGCACTCCATCCACACGTTTTACAGGTTTCGCAACCACTTTCCTGAATAATCATAGGACTAGCGCAACCACACTCAGCAGCTAAATCAAATAAGAACAATTGTTTATTGTCTCTGTGTCCATTGACTAATACTTCCTTATTTCGACTTCCGTTTCTATAGACAGTAATACCTTTACATCCGTTTCTCCAAGCAGACAGATATGACTCCCCTACGTCTTCTAGCGTAGCCTCAGCAGAAAAATTAATAGTTTTAGAAATACCAGAGTCTACGTGTTTTTGGAACGTGGCTTGCATTAATATATGAGCTTCAGGAGTAATCTCAGGGGCAGTAACATAAATATCTTTAACCCAGTTAGGTACCTCTGGTCTATCTTTTAATAATCCCCCGTCTATTAAGAAGGCCATTAATTCCTCAGAATAAAAGTTATATTCCTGAGCATCAGCCTTAAACTGTTCATTCACATAAAACAATGTTTGTCCGTCTAAAATGTTCTGCTTTCTCCAAGCTAATGCAAAGAGTGGTTCAATGCCACTTGCACATCCTGCAATCATAGAAATAGTTCCTGTAGGAGCTACCGTAAGACGGCAAGCATTCCTAAAATTTTCATGGCTTAAATAATGACTATCTTCCCAAGCGGGAAAAGTTCCTCGTACAGCCCCCAATTCCAGAGATTTGGCAGCAGCAGCCATTTTAATTATGTCTATAATATCATTTCCTACTTCCCTTGCCAAGGGGGAATCATAAGGAATCCGTAACTTAACCAACAAATCAGCAAACCCCATAATTCCCAATCCAATTTTACGAGTAGCTTTAGTCATCGTAGCAATTTCAGGAATACTATAATCATTCGCATCAATAACATTATCCAAGAACCTAACGGCTAAATTAACTACTTGAATAAGTCTTGACCAGTTAATAGCCTCTTTCCAATCTTCTTTTACCGAAGTGGTTACAAACTTGTCTAGATTAATAGACCCTAGATTACAGCTTTCATACCCTAATAGGGGCTGTTCTCCACAAGGATTAGTGGCAATCATCGGGCCATACGAATTCAACACCTTATTATCTTCATTAATTCTATCTAGAAACACCATTCCTGGTTCTCCGTTTTGCCATGCCCCTTGAACAATTTCGTTAAAAACGTCTAGAGCAGATTCCCAACGAACTACTTCATCTGTGTTGGGGTCTGTCAAAGGGTATGACCCCCCCGCTATTACCTTTTCCATGAAAGCATTATCAACAGCAACAGAAATATTAAAATTATGAATATCACCTTCAACATGTTTACAAGAAATGAATTCTCTAACATCAGGATGGTACACAGACATTACAGCCATGTTTGCTCCATCCCTTTTGCCCCCTTGAGTAATCATGCTAGAAATCCTCGATAGAGTTTTAAGGACTTCAATAGGGCCACATGCTTTACCATGCGTAGTATTGATTCTAGAACCTCTGGGCCGAATTTCGGACAAGGCGAAGCCCGTTCCCCCACCAAATTTTTGTACCATAGCAGCATCTGTAGCAGCTTTCATAATACCCTGCATACTATCTTCTAATGGCAAAACAAAACACGCACTAAGGGTACCTTCTGAAGTTCCTGCATTCATTAATGTAGGAGAATTTGGTAAGAATTCTAAATTATACATCATTTCAAAAAAGGAATCTTCCAACAAAGAAATGTCCATAGGCAGGGTTTCATATTGCTGTTCTACCATTGCTAATGCGTGGGCAACTCGTCTAAACAAGCCAATATTATCTTCTATAACCGTTCCTTCTTTATCTCTTAAATAGTACCTATGATTTAAAATAGTTTCCGCTTGCTCAGAAATACAATAGTCTAACAATATTATTCCTCCTATCCTCTATACCCACAAAGAATGCATAATTTCCGTTCTGGTACCCAAAACTCAGGCTTACAAACAAGTTCATCACAGGCTGGATTTGGACAATCTTCCATCGTTAAATCCGCATTGATTGTCCTAGTATAGTCTACTTGTATACCTCCAGGCAAGCCCATTACATCGGGTTTATCACTAGTCATATCATCAATTACAGGGGTTTGTTTTTCTTCAGGTAGTAACTCTGCGTGGTCATCTGGGTCAAGAAATCCTTGAATATTACCTAAATGGACTACCCCAAACCGTCCAGTTTCCCATGAAGCTAATAGAGCCATCCCAATGGAGAAAAATGCGTCTCCATGCCCCATAGGAGTATCTGGAGCCTTTAATTCATTGTTCACTGATAGAATTTGTTGCTTCTGTCGCTCATCTTTAAGTAAAGATAGTTGTCCAGAATGTACATACTCTTCAAAAATTTGAGCCATGGTATTTTTAGACTTAAGAGTAAACGATAATGGTTTCCATCTAAAATCTAGTCCACGGTCTTCTAACTCTCCTCTAGTATTATCCACGTATCCACGGTCAATGTCAAAGTTTTCTGCTACTTCATTAAGAAACTCAATTTGGTCTGAGTAATTCCACCCATCTAACCAAGATTGATGAAGTTGAGTAACCTTCTCTCCCTCTCTTTGAAAGATAACTAGATGGGATGGGTGACGTTTTTTCCCTACGTCGAATCCTGCAAACAAGAAGGCTCCTTCTGGCTTCTTATACTTACGAGATGCTGGTATATCCTTCAAAGTTTCGTCTTCACATTTACTAATATCCACATCATTAAAATAAGTCTCTGTTGAATAATGCGGAACTAACAAAAACTCAGAAGCAAACGATTTGGGCCTAGCTGCTTGTTGTTTCAACAACCACGCTTCGTCATACAACTCAGGCATTAACACTCGTCTTCCAGGTACTGGATTTAGAGCGGGTAATACCCTGGAAAAGAAACGCTCATCTTCTTGAAGCTTACTTAACAAATCTCCAGGCATCATGGGAGTACCCATCACAATAACAGGTACTCCTTTCAAAGGAATAAACAAAGACTCAGTAAGAAAATGTTCTTCTACCTTAATAACTTGCCCAATATTCAAAGGATTTTCAGGGTCACGCAGAATATCATCAGCAATCAAAGCTCCATTTACATGCATTCCTCGTTTAAAGGAAAACAGTCCTCCGTGTCTAACATCCATGGGTTTACCATTTACCAGATATCTAGCAGAAAAATCAGCTTTAGGTGACCTATTATCCATCCATTCTCGGAGAATGTAATTTCTGGAGATAGCTTTATTAATTTCTGAAATATGATATCTTGCCATAGAATCGCTATAAGATAGATACAACACAGCACAGTCTCTAGGAGCCGTTAAAAGTCTCCATACACTAAACGCATGACCCAAAACAGTACTTTTAAAATGAAATCTGGGAAGTATAGCACAATAGTTTAAGCCCTCTTCTAAACAATATTCAATGTCTTCAGCAATTTGGCCTACATGCCAAGCATTAAAATACTCTGGATTATCAAACCCATGTGCCCATACATTAATAAGGAAGTCTTTAAAAGACCCCACATGTATTTTTTTATTAGTTAATAGACCACTAGCTAATCTATCAAACGCATCAGAAAAGGTAGTTACTTCTTGTGTCATATTATTGAAGGCTCCTCTGTTTGAATTAAGGCTTTAAGTCGAAAGGCAACTTTACGTAATAATTCTTCATCAGAAATTTCTTCTACTAATACACCCAAGACATTCTGAACAAACTGTAAATTAATCATTCCTTCCATAACAGTTCGTTCTCCCTTGATGCCCATGTCGAGAGCCTTGGCAGCATCAAAGGCTTTATCAAACGGCAAATGGTCAAGGTCATGAACAGCTTTCTGACGAAGCTGCCCGTATTCTTCTAAATGTTCTCGTTGAATACGTGCAAAATGGTGACCACTAGATTCTTTAACTTGTTCAATAGCCTTTACTTGCACTTCAACCTTATCATTATCCCAGCCGTTTTCTCTAGCCCACATATAAATAGTGGTTGCTTTTACAGATACATCAAATTCACTCCATAACTGTTCTACTATTTCCCTAGCAGATTTGTCATCGTTAAGATATAATTCTAAGGCCCTAATCTTTACTTCAGGTTTAAATGATTTTGGCATATCTAAACCTCATATTCTTTAAGAGTTGGTTTAACAATACCTTTACGTGGAGCTTTATCACTAGTATCCCATTGAGAAGGTATATCAAAAGATTGGTCACTAGCATGTTGTGAATCAATATTGCCACCGTAAGGAGAGCCATCAGATTGCAGTAATCCAGCGAAGCTCAGATGCCCTGTTTTCCTCACAGCCGCAGTAAAGCACTCAGGTTTATCTCCCTTATACTTCATGGCTATTTCTCCCCTAGTGCAGATGCCTCTCCACACCCCCGCATCCTTGCCTAGTGGTTGATAGCCCTTGTTCTTAAGAATAGTGCCGCTTGTCCGTTGTATATTTTCATGGATAACATTATGTTTACATCCAAAATAATCACACCACACCACTACCCCAAAGTGAGCTTTTAGTTCTTCCTCAGTCCAATCTTTAGGTAACTTATCTACATATTCTTCAAAGATGCACAGCCTATGGCGCTTGCGTAAGCCCGGTGATGGCCAGGTGCTGACGGCTCTGGAGGCGCTGGATGAAGCCCG